GTTTGACAAGTTACTACACCTGAAGTGTTAAGCGTACCATCAATGTCTGTGTTATCTAAGTTTGAAGTACCATCGACATCTATGTCTCCGGAGATATCTAAACTTGTAGCATCAACTTCACCTGCTACTGTAACAACACCACTAGCTACAGTTATTAAATCTGTATCTCCTGTGTGTCCAATAGTAGAACCATTAATAATAACATTATCAACTGTAAGAGTTGTAAGCGTACCAAGACTTGTAATGTTTGATTGAGCTGCACCTGTTACGGTAGCTGCTGTTCCTGATACATTACCTGTTACGTTTGCTACGAGTGTACCTACTGCATAACCTGTTGCACCTGTATTTACTGTAGTGCTTGGCTCTGTTTGTGTATCTACAAATAATCTAAATGTATTGTCATCAGATGCATCATAAAATAAACCTGCATATTTAGTTGTACTTGACTCTACATACTTACCAAAAAAACCAAAGTCTGTAGCATTACCACTATTATTATTAGCTAGTGATTGAAAATTAGAGTTAGATACTATTGAACCTGTTTGTGTTGTACTACCAGTAACTACTAAGTTTCCTGCAACTGTTAAATCATTTGCAATGGTTACATCGTTAGATAACTTAGCACCTGTAACTTGGTCGTCTGCAATATGTGCTGTATCAATACTACCGTCAGCTATTTGAGCTGAATCAATAGCATCGTCTGCTATCATAGAATTTACAATAACATCACTACCAATTACAAAGTCTAGTGTATTATCACTATCATCATAGGTTACTTCTATTCCAGTTTCTGTATTTGAACTAACCATAGCACCAACAGTATCTGAAATAGTTTCAGCAAGTGTTGTACCATTAACTGTAATAGCATCAGCTTCAAGTGTACCATCTACATCTACATTTCCTGAAATATCTAATGTAGCTGCTGATAATTCACCACCAATAGTTAAGTTTCCAGAGCTAGGATTATAACTTAATCCAGTATCTGTTTCTGCACCTTGAGTACCTGTAGCACCATCTACAAATAACGGATAAACTGTTTCGTCTGTAGAGTTATTAGCACTTACTGTAACTGCTGTAGCAACTGCTGCTGTACCTGTAATGTCACTTGAAGTTAATGCAAGTGTACCTGTTGTTGTAGGTAAAGTTACAGTAACATTTCCACTATAAGCTGCGTGAGCTGCTGCTTCTATTCTAGTATAATGAGCATTAGATGATTCACAATATAAATCAATTCTTGACTTAGAACCACCATTTTTAATTGCTATAGCACCTTGAGATATTGCTACTCCATTTGTAGAGCCACCAGCAATACCTAATGTTCCTGCAATCGTAGCATTAGTATCTGCTGTTAAAACACCAGTAACATCTAACGTACCTGCAATATCTATATTAGTATCAAGCATTGAACTAACAATAGAGTCAGCACCGATTACAAAGTCTAATGTATTATCTGAATCATCGTAAGTTACAGATATACCTGTTTCAGTGTTAGAGCCAACCATAGCTCCTACAGTATCACTAATTGTTTCTGCTAATGTTACACCAGCTATGGTAATTGCATCAGCTTCTAAAGTTCCGTCAATGTCTGCATCACCACTAATATCTAGGGTAGCAGCATCAAGTTCTCCAGAGATTGTGATGTTTCGTCCACCAGTAATATCTTTGTTAGAGTCTGTAATAATAGCTTTACTTGCTATAACAGTTCCATTAGTTATGCCATCTATAAGGTTTATATCGGCTGCACTAGCTGTTACACCATCAAGGATATTAAGTTCAGCAGCAGTAGATGTTACTCCGTCTAATATGTTTAGTTCTGCTGCAGTAGATGTAACTGTTGTACCATTAATAGCAAGGGTATCAATTTCAGCAGTGCCATCAATATACAAGTTTCTCCATTGTTGTGAAGAACTTCCTAAGTCATAAGTATCATCATCATCAGGTATAATATTAGAATCAACATCAGCACCAAAGACTACGTTATCAGTAGCTGCATCACCCATAGTGATTGTACCACCGTTAAAAGTTGTTGTGCCTGTAACTGTAAGATTACCACCAACACTTACGTTTCCGGTTGTGGTAATTGTATCGGTATAGGTATCTTTAAATCTTAAACTTGTTGTACCTAAGTCAATATCGCTGTCTGTAACAGGTACAATAGCACCATCGGCTATGTATAACTGTTGTACAGGACTACTAGATACTTGTACATAAAACTCAATATAGTTATTTGTTGTATCAATTAATACTTTGTTATTGGGAGCAGTTTCTCCTGCATCACCAATAAGACCAATCACTGGACCTTCAGCAGCAGTACCATCATGTGCGTGACCTGATGTGTTGCTAAAAGCATTTAAAATTTGATTGTATTCGTTATTGAATAGTGCAGCAGTTATTGTGTCTCCATCGGAAAACGAACTCTGTCTTATGTACCCTGCCATTTGTTTATCTCCTACCTGAAGGTATAAAATCTATATATAAACCATTTATCTTGTATGGTGGTTTTGTATCTTCTGTAACAACTGTAAAGTTATTACTTGTACCACTTCCTTGTACTGGTATTCTTATCATCGGTGCTGCAGTACCACCAAATACTGTTGCATTAAACACTGCATCTCCAAAGATTGCAGGTGGATTAACTGTACCAAAAGAAAAATCACTTGTTGGTTGTGGAATATCTTGACTGTTAAAGTCGTATTTAATTTGTAGTGCTGGAGTTACAACTCCTTCGGCTGAACAAGAAACTCTAACATAGTGTAAAGTTTTTAAAGTTCCTAAGTCTCCGTAGTCATAGTCTGGTGTGGCGTATCTAGCAAGTATGTTAGACCCATTAAAGTCGTTACCTGAATCGTGTACAAGCACATAGCCATCAGTATCACCGTGAAAATATTTTTCAACACCATCATCATTAAATCCAGCTCCTATACTGGTTACTTCTATTCCTTTTGTTTCTGACCACTCAAACCCGTTTGGTCTAAGTGTTCCTATAATTCCTTTTTGTTGTGCATTGATAACTGTAGTATCTGTGTAAAATAATCTATACTGAGACTTTTCTCTAATAACAACACTTGATATTACAAACTTGTTAATGTTTTCTGCTAACTGTGTAATAATAGGTTGTATAGCTTTACTAACTGTACCTAACTCAACGTCTCCAATCCTTGCAGTACCAGCAACCGTTCTTAATCCATCGGGTGCTAAGAAAATAAGGTCACCACCTATCTCTTGGATACTGTAACCTGATAGACACCCAATGTTTTTTGCCACTGGAACTACCACCGGTGTACCGTTTATATCTTGTAGCTTGAATATACTGTTTCTACAAAATATAAAAAGTTCTTGACGGAAACTTCTAATACCTACTATTTGGTCTGATAAAGTTATTGAACCTGCACCACTACCACTAAAACTTGTCGGGTCTAATAAAGAACTATAGAATACTGTACTTAAATTATCTTCAACACCTGCTGCAACTAAACGCTTGTCATGTATTGTTACATGTTGAGCTTTTTTAGTAGATGAGTGTGTTGGGTCTATTGTTCCTGAAAAAAAAGTTCTAGTGTTAATGTTAGCACCAGTACCTTCCATTCTAAAATAATATATTAAATTATTTGCATCAGCAATCATTAACATACCATAATCGTATGTTGGTCCTTCAAACAATGCAAAACTTACTTGTCCTTGTGATGTTCTTGATAGTGTACTACGACCTGTAAAGGCTGTATAGTTATCGCCACTACTAGCTACTGAACTTCTACTTACGTTCAACCAACTTGTGCCATCTTGACTAAAGAATATCCCTGTCGATGCACAAGCTATAACTCCATCACCGTAAGGTATAACTCCAAGAATAGTATCAGTACTACCACTGACTTGAGCTGCACTACCAGCTCCTAGTCTACTAAAACCATTAATACGTCTATAACCACCTTCGATAGAAACTTCAAAGTTACTAAGGTCTGTAGCTACACCGGGAGTTTTAAGTAAGTCAATCTGATTAGAAGCTTTGACTAAACCACCAGCACATGCAACTGTATAAGGTTGTGATGTTGCCATAAATTATTTTTTAATTAGGTTTGGCTGTTGGCATTTCGCCATTTTTGTAAGATGGTTGTCCGCCTTTATTTAAACCAACTCTACCACCTTTGTTTAAAGGTTGTGCAACTTTCATTGCAGCATTAGAAACAGCTTTTGCAGCTTTACCCGGAAGTGCTCCAGCTACAGCTCCTACTACTTTTGCTTGTGCCCTTACGGGGGCTGTTTTAATATTGTACGCTGCTTTACCTACACCTTTTAAAAATCTTTTCATTGTTTTCTCCTATTAAAAGTACTTTCTATCGTCTGTCATAGTACGAGGAGTAGGATTAATCAAATTAGATTTCATGCTCCTCAATGCTTTCTTGTAATCATCCATAGCAAAAGCTGCTTGTTGTGGAGATTCTTTGAACTGCCATACATAGTATCTTGTTTTAGCAGTTATAACATTCGTGTATTGTTCTGGGAATACAACGGTATCTCCATGAGCTGAAAGCTTTGTAGGCTTTTCAAACGCATAGAAGTGTACGTTGTAAACTTTATCAGGGATTGGACTTAAGCCAAACTTCCTGCCATCTGGTGATTTAATAACTCTGCAAGGCTCACCATAAGCCTGTGAATCTGCATCGTCTATGTTTTCGTTGTCTCTGTAATATCTTTTCCAATCAGCTAAGTTTAAAAACTGTAATCCTCTTGAGACAAAAGGAGATGATTCACCACTCACGTTAATGGTGGTTAAATAAAAATCGTCCCAGTCTATCGAAGCGTAATCGTCTTGAACGCTTGAGCTACTAGCTTTTAACTCGTACCATCTAGTACCAGCTACTGTAGCCACTGTCACGTTTCCATAGAATGGGTCAGTTCCACCACTTTCACCTACTGCAAAAAATGGTAACTGTGGTTCTTCATTTGCTATATCGAATATAGACTTGTTGATGGCATCCTTAGTAAACTGCTGAAGTCCTACAGCACTTGAAAAGTTTGCAGACGTAAGAGGTATCTCATTGAGTTCTCTTAGTACTTCGTTAGTTAAATCTAAATATGTTGTTGCCATTATTTACCTTTAGCTTTTAGTTTTGCTTTCTTACTTAAATCTTTAAAGTGAAATAGTTTTACACTTGTTTTTGTATGATTTGTATTAGTATGTAAATCTCCGTTAGGCATTTTATGAGTCTTGCCTTTCCATTCAGTTCCATCTCTTTTGTAATGAGGTACGCCTTTCATACTAATTAATCTTTGCTTTTTAAGCTTTCGTTGTAATCAGTTTTAGTCATGCATTGTTTTTCCATGTCTTGAATACTAGCATAACCACCTTTACCATACATCATGCGACCCATA